CCATACCGTATCCCAGTCCGTGCCGAACCAGGAAAGGAAAGTATCCGCGATACCCTTCAGCATGTTAAGGACGGAAGAGAAAATGCCCTTGATGCCGTTCCATATCCCGGAGAAAATCTCCTTCACCCCGGTCCATGCCTGATCCCAGTTTCCGGTAAAGATCCCGGCAAACACATCAAACAGGCCTGTCAGCACATCAAGGACCGTACCGAGAACAGTGGAAATAACCTCAAACGCCGCCTCGAATACCGGAGCCAGTACCGCGCAGAATCCGTCCCATATCGCTTTCAGCACCTCGGTGATGTCTTTAAAGTCAAAACCGAGAGCGTTCAGCCTGTCGGTGATTCCCTGGGCAAAAGCCTGGAACTTGGCCTTGATACCGTCCCAGATCGCGATCACCTTGTTGCGGAACTCCTCGTTGTTCTTCCAGAGATTGACAAAGGCAGCTACCAGGACAGCGATCACGCCGACAACTGCCAGCACTGTCCCGGACACACCACCGAGGGCTACCTTCAGCGCGTTGAATACGCCTCCCGCGTTCTTTACCGTGCTTCCGACTTTGAGGATTCCCTTTCCCAGCTTGGCAAAAGCCTTCATGCCCGTTCCCACTGTAGAGATCGTCTTTCCCAGCACAACCAGCAGCGGGCCGATGGCAGCGGCCAGAGCCGCGACCTTCAGGATGGTCTCCTTCTGGGCATCGGACATCCCGTTCAGTTTATCCACGAAATCTTGAATCTTACCGACAACTTTCCGGATGATCGGCATCAACAGCTCGCCGAAGGAGATCGCCAGCTCTTCCAGCTGGGATTTCAGGATGGTCAGCTGCCCTTTCAGGTTGTCCTGCATGGTTGCCGCCATGCTTTCCGCCGTGCCGTCACAGTTTTCAATGGCAGAGGACAGCTTGTCGATATCCTCCGGAGCTGCGTTCATCAGAGCAAGGAAGCCGGACATAGCGTTCTTTCCCACCAGGGATTCTGCCGCCGCAGCCGCTTCCGATTCGGAAAGGCCGGAAAAAGCCACACGGCAGTCAGCCAGGATATCGGAAAGCTCCCTCATGGAACCGTCCGCGTTGGTGGTCGCAATGGTTACGTCACCGATTGCCGCGCCGGAGATCTTCACCTCGCCTGCGAGGTTGTTCATGATGGTACGCAGCGCCGTACCTGCCTGGCTTCCCTTGATACCGGCATTTGCCATCAGGCCGATGGCTTCCGCCGTATCCTCAGCGGAGAAACCGAGGGCACCCGCGATAGGCGCACAGTACTTGAAGGTCTCGCCCATGAGGGAGACATTCGTATTGGCGTTAGAGCTTGCTGCCGCAAGGATATCCGCAAAGTGTCCTGAGTCAGATGCCTTCAGGCCAAAAGCAGTCAGGGCGTCCGTTACGATATCCGACGTTGTAGCCAGGTCTTCACCGGATGCCGCCGCAAGACTCATGATACCGTCGATACCGTCGACCATGTCCGCCGATTTCCAGCCAGCCATCGCCATGTACTCGAAGGCAGACGCGGCTTCCGTCGCGGAGAACTTGGTCTTTGCACCCATCTCACGGGCCTTGTCACGAAGGCCCTGCAGGTCGTCACCGGTCGCGCCGGAAATGGCAGCCACCTTGGACATGCCCTCATCGAAGTCCGCAGCGGTCTTCACCGCCGCCGCACCGAGCCCCACAATCGGAGCCGTCACATGGGTGGTGAGCGTTTTTCCTGCGCTGCTGATGCTCTTCCCGACCTGCTCAAACTTGCCGCCGACCTCTTCGATTTTTGCCAGCGTTGCGTTGGTGGAGGACGCCTGGGATTCGAGGTTCTTCAGCGCCTGCTCGGTCTCCTGTATTTCCCTCTGCAGGGCGTCATACTGTTCCTGGGTGATTTCACCCTTCGCCAGCTGCTCGTTGGCCTGCTCCGCCGCCGTTTTCAGAGTCGCCAGCTTTTCCTTTGTCTCCTTGATGGCATCACCCAGGAGCCGCTGCTTCTGGGCTACCAGCTCAGTATTGGAAGGATCGAGCTTCAGCAGCTTCTCCACGTCTTTCAGCTGAGACTGGGTGTTCTTGATCTCCTTGTTGACTCCCTGCAGCGCAGAAGTCAATTTGGTGGTATCACCGCCAATCTCAACGGTTATCCCTTTCAGATTCGCCACTTTTCAATCCCTCCTTCCTGCCCATTTCTGAGCGAACTATTCAGCCGTATGAGGCTCATCACCAGCCGCATCAGGCTGCAAAAAAGGAGCCAGTGGATGTTGTTCCATCAGCTCCCGCGTTCGTTTGATATTCTTCTCTTTCAAGGCTTCCGCCTTTCGGATGAAGTCCTCCTTCACCGGCTTTACCCGGATCAGATTTCGCATCCTCGTATATTCCGCAATGTCCGCACGCAGAGCGGAGTCCGTTGCGCACACCGGGTAAACTTCGCCGCACTCCGGGCAGCGAAAGAAGGTGAACTCGATATCACCCTCCAGATAAGTCTCCGGCATGACAGCCTCCGACACGGCGGAGCATTTATCACATTTGATCTGCATGGTTTCCTCCTGACTTATCTGCATATAGAAATGAGTTATCTGCATAAAGAAAGGCGGTTTTATATGCAGATAACCCATTTCCAGGCATGAAAATACCCTGCCAGTTCTTCACCAGCAGGGCTTTCTCCCAGAGTGTTTTCTTTTCTCCCAATTTTCCATCTCATTTGGGAGATAGTACAGATCTTTGGGAGAAACCAAAGTGTGAACTATTTATATCAGATACGGTCCATGTCTGCCTGGCTTGCTTCCTCACGCCACTCTATGGAGTCTCGGCCACTCTCGTTGAACATATCATTGACAAGGCCTATAGTCAGAAGATCGAGGTCAGCGATATTCAGCCCCAGCTGGACACAGCGCAGCATGAACAGAGCGGTCGTCATTGGCCGCTCCGTCTTCCTCAGTTTTTTCTTGCAGGTACCGTAGTCTTGATGTTCATGCCCCACAGATCAATCAGCTCAGGAAGGATCTGATAAATACTGAAGGTATTGAACTGGTCAAGCCACTCATCAGGGCCAGCATATTTCTCTTCCGGGTGCGCGGCCTGGTACATCACATAGGCCAGATCCTCGAACATTTCCAGGGAGAAGCCGTCTAGGGTGGAAGCCTCTTCCGTCTGGTCCTTGATGGCATCGTTCAGGACCATCAGATCCTTGTAGACATCACGCCCGAACTTGTTACGGTAAATACGGGGAATCGCGGCGGAAGCCTTAAACTCTACAGGATTGCCATCAATTTCAATCATCTTGGTAACTGCCATGGTCTTTATCTCCTCTCAAAATTCATGTAGGTAAGGCGGGGAATATCTCATCCCCGCCGTAATGATCAGCCCTGGGGCTCGGTCTCTCCACCATCGGTTTCGCCGCCCTGCTCTTCCTCCTCTTCGGGAGCCTCAGCCGGGGGCATATACACCGTGTCGTACCAGGCGTCATACACTGCCTTGCTGGTATTGACGCTGGACTTGGCCTTCACATAGCCGCTCGCCAATGCGGAAGCGATGATGGCCAGCTCCTCGGTCTTGACTTCCTTCTCATCCTCTTTGGTGTCACCCTCGGCGGAAGGACGGGAGGCGCTGCAGCAGTAAAACACATGGCGGATGGCATGCTGGTCGCCGGTAAACTCGAACAGCAGCGCAAAACGCTCATAGGTGGTGTTGGCGTTCTCCAGCAGCACACCGTTGGCATCCTCTTCCTCGTGCAGGATATCCTTGAGGAATTCCTCCGGAATCAGGGCCAGCTCCAGGTCACCCTCGTAACCGGCATTATTGTTGAGAACGTAATATACGATATCGTCCGCATAGAAGTTCTCGCTCTCGCCTTCCGGATCCAGGGAGAGGCTCACCGCACCGGGCAGGCGCTTGGGGGTATCGTAGGTGACGTTGCCGTCCTCATCGAAGGTTGCCTTAGCGTAGTAGCAATTCTTCAGGCCGAAACGCACCTTGTTTTTCTTCTTGCTCATAGGGTCAATCCTCACTTTCCGGCTCCTCGGAGCCATTTTCGTTTTCGTCCTCGTACTCGAGGCCTAGCGTTACCTCATAGAGGACTTCATACATCTTTTCTTCCTCGATCCAGACTTCGGATTTCTGGAAGAACATCTCATGCTCCGTGAGGAGCTTCTCCACCCGCTGCTCCAGGGGCGGATCCTTCGCGTCTGTGTACAGCTCGATGTCCAGCTCATGCAGCTGGTAGTACACGGTATTGTCCGCCCCGAACGGGATGTTTTTCGGATACAGGAAACAAAGAAAAGGCGGCTCCGGAGAGTCCCCTTCCGCAAAATGGTCGTAGGCAATGGGGAGTGAAAGCTCCTCCAGCACCTCGACGACTTCATTGTGTGTCATAGTCTTTCACCCCTTCACTGCTTTCTCGATCAGGTCCTCCAGCATTTCCTCGCCCATTTCCTCAGCAGGCGCGATATGCGGGATTGCCCGGACCCTTCCGCCGCCGCGTTTGGCATGTCCCTTCTCCAGTAGATGAGCCAGCATGTAGCGGTTTGGGCTGTATACGGTCTGCTGCAGCATGTTGCTGCTCTCAGCCGTGGTCTTGGTCTTCCAGCTCTTGGCGTAGCGGCCGGTGCGGACAGGTGCCGAGGAATTTATCTGCTCCTTGACCGTCTTCGCGGCTTTGCGTACCGCTGACTTCACTCTGTCGGAGGTGAGGTTTGCGTATTCCTCCAGGCCTTCATTGATAACTTCCGCCAGCTCGTCCACAGAAATACTCCTGCCCATCATGCGCCTCCCTTCTTCTGAAGCTTGCACACAATGCGGATGGTCTTTTTCTGGTAGTTCATGAAATCCACCGTCTGGATATCATAGGCATCCCCATGAAAAGCGACCCGGTAGTGTGTGCTGTCCAGACATTTAAGTTCCTCGCAGTACCGCACTTCAAAATTAATGGTCCGCTCCTCCGTCGTGGTAGCTGCCTCATTCTCCCTGTCGTACTGGTAGGTACTGGCGTAGGTGAAGCAGGAAAAGTAATCCGTCCAGACGGTCTTTCGGTTGCCGTACTTGTCCGACACCACTTCGCTTTTCTGAATGCTTATCCGCTCATTGAACCTTGCGATCTTCCGCTCCATCAGAACACCCCCTCGCGGACCGAGGACAAGAGGTTGCGCAGCGTCATCACCAGGTCGTGGTGATCCGCTTCTTCCCTGTGCTCATACAGATAACCGAGGGAATAAAGGACCGCCGTGCGGATAAGGCTTCGAAGCTGCAGGATCTCTCCAACCAGCAACTCCGTATCCCGGATGGTCATTTCCTCTGTGGTCTCATCACAGAGTTTTTCCCATTCGGTTGCCGTCAGCCGTGCCACATCTTCCGTCAGCTTTTCCGCCGTCAGCAGGAGGCTTCCGATCAGCTCGTCATCCATCCCGCCGTCCACACGGAGATAGGTTTTCGCTTCATCCAGCGCAATCAGGCTCATATCGTCAGCCTCCCTTCATCAGCTCCGGCATACGGGAGGAAGGGGAACATCCCCTTGACCTCCGCATATCCCGGTTTAAGATCAGCCGCTGGGCTCTTCGTCCGGATCAGGAGTCGGCGTGACCTTATTGCCCGCCATCTTCAGGACCTTCACGGACTCGGGCAGGATCAGGCGGCCGTCCACACGCTGGGTGGTCAGGAAACCGACCTGGTCGGTGCGGGCATACAGCTCGTTCAGACGGCGGAAAGTGCGGTTCTGACGGTCAGCAACCCAGTAGTTCTTGAGGTCACCGAACAGCAGAACCTTCTCACCGCTGGCGATGTCGGGCATGAAGGAGCTGGTGCGGATCGGGCGGCCCAGGATGGTATCGGGCTTAGCGATATCCAGTGAGGGCTTCCAGATATAGTTGTCATTCTTGTCCTTCAGCTTCATCAGCTGCAGGAGCAGGGTCTCGTTGCAGACGAACTGGGCGCTGCGGCGATAGGGGCTCTTCAGGCTGTAGTAGAGATCGAAGATCTCATCGAAAGTCACGATGTCCTCAGCCTCAGCCGTCACACCAAGCTCCGCGCCGCCGACATCCGCCAGGATGCCCAGAGGCTTCTTATCTCCGTCGCCGGTGAAGAAGGCACGCTCTTCGGCATTGCCCATGCAGACGCCAAAGCGCTGGGCGATATAGGAAGCCAGGTCAAAGGCGGAATCATGAAGCAGCTCGTTGCTGATCTTGATCATGGTGCCCAGCTTGTAAGCGGACAGCGTGGTCTGACCGAACCTGGTGTTGGTCTCCGGGATCTCCTCACCCTCATCGATCCACTGCGCCTCCATGGTGTCGTTGGCGATGGGGATCTTACGGGTACCGGAGTTCGTGCGGATGACAGTCGCCAGCTGACGGAAGATATTGTTCTCCTCCAGCGCCTGGATGAGCTTACGCTCGAACTCGTCAGGCACGGTATAGCCGCCCTCAGTGTCCTCGCCCACAGACAGTGCGTTGCGGACCGCGAACTGGTCGCCCTGATTGCGGATCATATTCCAGAAGGCACCGGCATACTCGTCGGTCGCGGTCGGAATGACATTCTCCGCCTTGCGACTCATGGGTTTGTTGGTGACGGGATGGGTGGTCGGCTGGGAGAGCTGGGCGTCAAAGGCAGCCTGATCTTCCAGACGGGCGATCTCATCACCCAGGGCCTTCACCTCACCGGCCATCCTGTTGTACTGTTCCACGGCAGAGGCTTCGACCAGACCGTTCTCGCCGCGATGCTCTTCCAGGAAAGACTTCGTCTGCTCCCAGAGGGAATTGCGCTTCTCGCGCAGCTGCATAATCTTATTCATGGATTTCCTCTTTCTCCGGAGAATCGCTCCGGTCGTTATAATGGATTGGGATAAAAGAAAAGCCGGGGCAGATTATTTCATCCACTCCAGCCTGTCTTTCAGGATTTCATACGGCACGCTGCCGTCTTCGGTTTTGCCGTCCAGGCCGATGACCGGCACTTTCGGCTTGTCCTCCACGGGAGGATCGGTCACCCCTGCCTCGGCAGGTTCCGGTGTCGGATCTCCGGCTTCCGGTTCAGGTTCTTCTTCAGGTTTACTTTCCGCGCCGAGTCGGTTAAGGATGGTTTCTCCCATGAGCCGGGACGAGAACTGCCACATAGCATTCCCCAGCTGGAAGGGCTTCTTCTTTTCTTCCTCGCTGCCTTCTTCGCCTTCATCTGCGCCTTCCTCCTTATCAGGATCTTCCTCGTCCGGTTCTTCCGGCTCTTCCTCCTCCGGCTTTGGCTTATCTACAGCAAACAAAATCTCATCGGCAAAGCCCAGCTCCACTGCCTTTTTGGCATTGAGCCAGGTCTCGTCGCTCATGAGCTTACTGATCCGGTTCCGGGAAAGGCCCGTCTTCGCCGCATAGGCATTGATGATGCTTTCCTTGACCTCATTCAGGGTCGTAATCGCCTTTTCCATATCCTTGGCATTACCCATGGCGATGGTGGAAGGATCATGAATCATGAGAAGTGCCGTTGGCGACATCTGCACCAGGTTTCCGGCCATCGCCACAACCGATGCGGCAGAAGCCGCAATGCTGGCGATCCGCACCGTCACGCTCCCGGGATAATCCCGGATCATGGTGTAGATCTCCGCCGCAGCAAATACATTCCCGCCCGGCGAGTTTATCCAGAGGGTGATGTCCCCCTCTTCCTCATAGAGTTCATCCCGGAACATCTGAGGTGTTATCTCATCTCCCCAGAAGGACTCCGAGTCAATCGGCCCTTCCAGGCGGAGAACCCTGCCGCCGCTGTCGTCGTGAACCCAGTTCCAAAACTTCATCACTTCGCTTTACCTGCCTTTCTGGGGTCTTTGTCCCCTTCGCTGTGCCTTGCGCTGCGTGTGGCGCTCGGCATGATTTTTACTGCCATCGGATTCCTCCTCTCCTTCCTCTGGTGTGTTTTCCTCTGGCTCTTCCGGATCTTCCTCCGGCTCTTTCTGCTGTTTCTCCTGCTCCGCTACAGCGTTTGCACCATATGCAGAACCCGCATCTTTCAGCTTGGTATAAGAACCGTTCAGGTAATAATCATCCCCGCCTTCTTCAGCCGGGATCAAGTCCATGTTTTCCAGCCTGCGGATATCGTTGGGAGAAAGAAAGCCGTTCGAGAAGCCTACCGCATAGCCATTCATACGCGACTGATAATCCGCGCGCATGAGGCCATCTACATTGAATTTCGGGAAATACTGATCCTGCTCTTCTTCGATCAGCACATCCTTGATGAGGGCTTGCTCGATGCGGATCAGCCAGGGCATAATGGTGTGCATCACAAAATCAATGGACTGATGCTCGATATTGTTGAAGGTTGCCCGCTTCAGGTCCTGGACCATATGCGGAGGAACACGGAAAATACGACAGATCTCTTCTACGCCAAACTCCCTGGTAGAAAGGAACTGACTGTCTTCCGGAGGCAGGCTGATCGGTTTATACGCCATGCCCTCTTCCAGCACAGCGACCTTGTGTGCATTGCCTGCGCCGCCATAGGCGTTCATCCAGTTATCTCGTATCTTCTGCGGGTCCTTCAAAACGCCCGGATGCTCCAGCACACCGGCCGGTTGAGCGCCGTTCTTAAAGAAGGAGCTACCGTACTTTTCCACCGCCAGCGTAGTGCCGAGAGCGTTCTTCATCATGGCAATGGGGCTGAAACCTACCAGACCATTGAATCCGAGACCTGGGATATGCAATATCTCGTCCCGCTGGAAAATGATATCTTTATCATGCTCGCCGGGAACTTCATCCGTGTAGGCATGGTAGGTATAGAAAAGCTCTCCGTTCTCTGCCCTGTCGATCTCCACGTTTTCCGGAAGCAGCGGATACAACCCCAGGATGCCGTTCTTCCCATCACGCACAATCTGAGCATAGGCATTACCCCACAGTAAAAGGTGCATCATCATGGCTTCCCGGAAGGAGAAGCTCGTCATCTCCGGATTTGCCTGCCGGTACAGGATCTTATACAGCGGATGATCCGTCGCCCGTTCCTTACCGTCACCTTTCTCGGTGAACTTGTACAGGTGAAGCGGCAGGCTTGCTACCGTCTCCGCTAGCAGCCGCACACAGGCGTACACCGTTGCAATCTGCAGGGCGGACTTCTCATCCACCCGCTCTCCGCTGAGCGTTTGCCCAAAGACAAAAATACCGCCCGAATCCCGGACGTTATCTTCGATCTGAGGCAGCTCCGTCTGAGGAGCATCCCTCGGTTTACTGAAACCAAACCATTCTCTCCAACCCATTTAGTCCTCCTTAAAATACCCAAAGTCCATGCTCAGGATCGTCATACACGCTGCCCTGCTGTTCATGCCGGATTGCCCGGTCCAGGCCCATAATCAGAGCAACAATACCGTCGATCTTCTCCGTGCTCTTTTTCTTGCTGGGCTTGATATTCTCCGCCGCGTCAATCTCCGCGACAACATTGCCCGCCATCCAGCGAAGCACCGGATTCCCGCCGTGGATGATCTTGCCTTCCAGCAGTAGCTTGTACAGTTCCTTCATGCCGGGACTCATATCCTTAAATCCCATACCGATGGGAACCATGGTAAAACCGTCACCTTCCAGATCGGTGATCAGCTGTGTCGCGTTCCAGCGGTCCACTCCGATTTCTCGAATATTAAACTGAGTGTGCAGGTCATTGATTGTCTTCCTCACGAAGTTATAATCAACAACGTTTCCCTCCGTCACATGGAAAAGGCCCTGCTTCTCCCAGACATCATAGGGAACGTGATCCCGCCGCACCCGCAGATCCAAGGTCTCTCTTGGCAACCAGAAATGCGGCACCACGATGTATTTATCGTCTGCGTGCTGTGGCGGGAACACCATGACAAAAGCCGTGATGTCACTGGTGCTGGACAGGTCCAGTCCGCAGTAACATTCACGGCCCTTCAGGCGATCTGTATCTATTGGGATGTCTCCTTGATCGTAGATATGCTCCGGTATCCAGGCTACCGTACTACCCACCCACTGGTCGAGGCGGAGCTGACGAAATACATTCTCCTCGGCAGGGTTCTGCAGGGCTTCCCTGTGGGCATCCCTTACGCGATCGATCTGAATGGTGTATCCCAGAGAGGGATTTGCCTTGTACCAGGCTTTCTCATCATTCCAGTCCTCACCATCATCCAGTCCGTAGATGACTGGATAGAAAGAAGGATCGATGCGTTTGCCTTCCAGGATGTCCTTTGCCTTGGTATGGTACTCATAGCAGATGCTGTTCCGGTCCGTACCGGCTGTTGTAATCAGGAAGTACAGCGGCTGGGTTCTGGCATCACCGGAACCTTTGGTGAGCACATCCACCAGGTTGCGGTTGGGCTGGGCATGCAGCTCGTCCAGAACGAGACCAGACACATTCAGGCCATGCTTGGTTCCGACCTCTGCGGAAAGCACCTGATAGAAACCGGCATTAGCGTAGTTGATGATACGCTTGGTCGCTCCCATCAGCTTGGATCGTTTGTTGAGCGCCGGGGTCATTTCCACCATACGCTTGGCCACATCAAATACGATGGATGCCTGCTGCCGATCCGCCGCCGCACCGTACACTTCCGCAGAAGGCTCATTGTCCGCATAAAGCAAATACAACGCCACCGCTGCTGCCAGCTCACTCTTTCCGTTCTTTTTGGGGATCTCCACGTAGGCTGTACGGAATTGGCGTGTCCCATCCTCCCTTACGATTCCGAACACATCCCGAATAATCTGTTCCTGCCATGGAAGCAGCCAGAACGGTTTCCCGCTCCAGCGGCCTTTGGTGTGTGGAAGCATCTCGATGAAGCGTACCGCCTTGTCTGCTTTGGCTGAATCATAATGAGAGTCAGGCAGCATGAATCGGCTGGGTCGGTAATCCTTCAGTTTTGGATACCCCTTCGGTCTCTCCCTCTCCATCAGCTGCCTCCCAACAATTCATCCATCTCATCCGCAGCACCGCCATCGCCGTTCCCGGCAATGATGCGGGATCGTGCCGCAGGTGTCAGACCGAACTGTTCAGCAAACTGATTCATAAGGCGAAGGTACTGCTGCGCTATACTGATATAAGGCACCTGCTGCGGATAGCCCGAAGGAGTGCGGATCACCAGACCACGATCTGTAATCCTCTCCTCCGCCTGCTTCCATCTGGCATATGCCTGGCAGTAACCGGCAAAGGCAGCCATATCTACCTCAGTAAGCACACCAAGGGCTTCCATCTTTTTTGCAAGTCGCCGCCATTCTTTTTTTGCTTCAGGCTCCAGCCACTTGGGGCAAGGAGGAGCTTTTTTCTGAGGCTTAGGTTCTTTATCGTTCAGGGCACGCTTGCCAGGATTACCTTCCAGTTCCTTGATGGCAGTAGGCGTCGGTTTTCTTCCCTTAGTCGCCATATCTGATCCCTCCTTCCCGTAAAATGGCGTAAAGAAAGGACCTGCGGAATAGCTCCACAGATCCTCGCGCACTTCTGATGCTATCACTATATCAGAAACTTCAATATCATTTGTCCACGATTTTACTCATCGACGGTTTCATTCGTTAGGAGTCTTCACATGACCGTCGTGCGGGTTTCCCGCGCTCCTTGCGGTTCAGGGTGTTCCGATGCCGCCAATTCTATCCCCAGTGTGTGTTTTGTTGAGGCGGTTCCGGCTCCGCCTTCTTTCGACGATACCATGATATCAAATTTTTCAATGCGGTTAGTCCACGATTTTACTCACGAAAAAAGCCTGCAGAACTTCATCTGTAGGCTCAGAACAATTCGTCGATCTTCCTATACTCTTTCTGGAGTCTTTCAACTTCCTGGGCAATACACTGCCTGCGGAATCCGTTCTTGCAGGCTTTGCCTTCCTGCATTAGCCGCTTAATCTCTTCTTTGCGCCGGGTCAGTACCTCGATTTCATTGCCCTCAAGAGCATCCTTGTAATCTCGTTCAAAGGTTGTCATCGTTCCGCCCTCCTCACTGTGCCATGCCCCATGCAAGGGCGTGGCCGTTATCCGCGAACATCTCGGCGCTGATGGCGCTCAGCCTTATCTCACCTTCGCAGGTATGATCTGCCGTGGTATATTCGTAAACCGCGCCGAAGTAGCTGTTCTGGTTCCGGCCGCTGTAGTAGTATCCAGCCAGAAGAATCCTGTTTCCGAAGTTTACTGTGCAGCTCCAGCTGCAGGCAAGACTTTCAGGGGTTGTGGTCTCCGGCAGGCGGTAGGTGCGGGCGCTCGTTTCAAGGTTTGTCATGGTCTTTCTCCTCCGTTTTCTTTGGTCTTTTGCCCTTCGGCATGTGTATATATCACTCTACTCGGGAGAAATAGCAAGTTATTTCTGCGATATAATATGCACAAATATCTGCGGCAAAAACTATACTTCCTACTACGAGCAAAAGACCCTTTATAGGGGCCTTCCGCCGGGCAGCTGCCTCATTCATTCAGCAGGTACCTGTAGGTTCCTTTCGGATTCTGCGTGGTCTGCTCATCGTCCAAGAGCCGAAGGGTAGCGTCAAACCGGCGCTTCAGTTCCTGTTTGATCAGGCATTGCGTACGTATCCGATCTTCCTGGTTGATCCGGCCCGTCTCCCAGGCGTAAGCCTCAATCAGCTCCTCGGTGGTCCAAAGCCTGTAATCACAAATCCCTTCTAACCTTGCTCTGCTTGCCATGTTCGTCTCCTCCTCATTCAAATGGTAATGGCTCGTCGTCCAGTTCGCTGCCTTCGTATTCCTGTTCCAGTCTTTTCAGATCTTCCTCGTCCGGCTGCGGTTCCCAAAACCTGCTCGGCAAGTCGTACCTGTCGCCGTATCCCAAGTCTCGTCTCTGCTCCGTCATTCCTGCGCCCTCCTTATGCTCTTTCGACTTCAACCAGCCAGCTGGCTTCCGGGTGCTTTTCGCCGGTGGCCTTCTCCAGGATGCTGGTGTCTTCTTCGATGTAGCAAAGGTGCTTTCCGACTTTAACCAGCAGGACCTCTTCGTATCCGGGAAGGTTGGTGCGGATCACCTTGGCGTTTCTGCTCTCGCCGTCGTAGCTCTTGCCGTCCCAGCCATTGAAGGTGAAGCGGATGCTCTCGCGGGTTTTGAAGAAGTGTGCCTCGAAAGTCTCGCGGGTGATGCTGGTGTTGTAGTTTCCAAGCTTCATCAGGTTTCTCATCGTGTATGCGTTCGTCATGGTCTGTGCCCTCCTAAGTCTTTGTGGTACTGTCAAAAATCCCTTGTAAAATCAACGGACAGTACCTGTTTTTACATTGATTTTACTGATAAAATATAAATAACTCGCCCCATCCCCCCTAAAACGAGGCATAATTGAGGTGCTAAACTCCCAACTAAAAGGAAGGAGCGAGTTATATGCACGTTTTAGTCAAGCATCTCTTGTACATTATTGAGTTCCAGCGCCAATTAATAATTTATCTATGCTTTTTAGCCTTCGGAAACAAACTCAAACCAAAACCAGAAAAACCCACAGACAAAAAATATCTGAAATTGTCCGTTGATCCTCTGCCCATTTTTGGCGAGCCGCCCATCAAACAGATCTGGCAGTACACCGTCCTACTCGAAAACTATCACCGTGAACACGGTAAAGAGTTAAAACCCGTCAAACGCCGGGGCGGTGTGCCCGTTCCCTCCGATGCTGTCTGCCCTTACTGCGGTGCGCCATCTGATTACGTTTATGACAATAACGGCGGGCGCGGTGAGTATTGGTGTAAAATCTGTAATTCAAAGTTCGCCGTTCACAAGCCTTCCAAAGACGATGAACCCTATTGCCCCTTTTGTCATAGCAAGCTGGCACTTATCAAGAAACGCAAAACCTTTGATGTTTATCGCTGCAACAATACAGACTGCTCATACCGCAAGAAAAAATTGTCCGCCATGACACCTGAGCAAAAGGCGCTTTATAAGAAGTCGCCGCACACTTTCAAGCTGCGGTTTATTTATCGGAAATTTCACTTCGATTTCACACCTCTCTCCAGAGACAACAACTATGTGCCTATTGTTGATTTGCCTAACATTACTGCTTCGAACCATGTCTTGGGGCTAATCCTGACCTATCATATCAACTACGGTCTACCCCTTCGCAAAACTGCCGCTTTGATGTACGATGTTCATAACGTTAAAGTATCTCACCAAACTATTGCTAACTATTGCAACGCTGTTGCGCCCAGAATTAAGCCTTTTGTTGATCATTTTCCTTATGAGCTTTCCGATTCTTTCTGTGGTGACGAAACCTACATAAAAGTCAAGGGGCGATGGCATTATATCTTCTTTTTCTTTGACGCTGTGAAGAAAGTTATACTTTCCTACCGCGTACGGCGACACCGTGACTACCAATCCGCCATACTCGCCTTTAACGATGTTTTGGTTAAGTTCAAGGAGATTCCGCGAAAACTCAATCTTATTACCGACGGTAATCCTATTTATCTTCTCGCCCAGCAATTCTTCGCACAGCATGGTATAAATTTTAATGTCACTCAGGTTATCGGGCTTACAAACGAGGATGAGGTTTCCAAGGAGTTCCGCCCCCTCAAACAGATTATTGAACGCTTAAACCGTACTTTTAAGGGTAACTACAAGCCTACAACTGGATTCGGTTCCGACTCCGGCTCTGTTTCTTCCGTTACGCTTTTTGTCGCTTATTTCAACTTCCTGCGTCCCCATTCAGCTCTTGATGGCAATGTCCCGATAGTTATCCCGGAGCTTGAGGCTCTGCCAAACATGCCTGCCAAGTGGTTGAAGCTCATTGCCATGAGTGAGGATTTTATCAAGTCCCGCTCCGCCTGACTTTTATCTTTTCCCTGAGTCTAAGGCGGTTCGTTGGGTGGTCAATACCCTTGACCGGCGTGAATGCAAATGCTACAATGCCGTCTCGAGGGTGCTTTGCTGTGCCTTTTTATCTCAACCCGTCGCCCTCGGCTCTCTTTTGACAGCATTTGTGTTCGCGACTGTCATAGGGTTTGGCGTTTTTTGTTTTTCATGGACTATTTGACACTACCGTCTTTGTCGTTTGCCTTTCGGCATGTACATATATCACTCTGAAGCCGAATAATAGCAAGTCAATTCTGCGATATGTCCGGACATAATGTACACAAAGATTGGCGGGCAATATTGTGCATATACGACCAAAGGAGCCTCCCGGCTCCATGGTGGTCTGAGGCGAGTGTTTATCAGTTCAGCTGGAAGCGGATGCCCATGATCTGCTCCTCTTTTTCTTCGCCCCAGCGCGTGTCCTTCTTTGTGATGGTGCAAAGCCCAAGCATCGTGCAGCCTTCTGCAGCGTAGCCATGCAGGTCTTCCATGAGGCCAGTTGACTGGTTGGTGACCACCAGGATCTGAATGCCTGCCTTCCGGAGGGTGTCGATGAAGTCGTGGCGCTCCCTTTCCCAGGTGAAGTCGTCCATGATCACCTCGTCGGTGTCGCTGTAGCGCCAGGCTCTGTAGGCCTTGCAGGATCCTGCGCTGATCGGGTACTGGAAGGTTTCTTCTTCCTCTTTGTACCAGGCCTTCAGCTCCTCGCTGTCCCAGCCCTTGGTGTCGATGATCTGCTGCTTCAGCGCCTTGTGCGCTTCATGCTTCTGTTCAAAATCGCGGGCGATGCGGTCAAGCTCTGCAAAGTAGGCGTTTTCTTTCTTCATGGTGGAATCCTCCTCGTTTGTTTTCTCTGCCCTTCGG